AGTCTCTTTGAAATTCACAGTCATTTGTATTGCAGTTGGCATACCGGTACGACCTAAACGAGGATCATTTTCACCAGGCATCTCATATGCAGACCATCCGTTAGGTGCATAGTTTACAGAAATGCTATCCATTACGCAACGACCAATTGTTGGTATATTTGGATTAGGAAATCCGCCGTAATAAAACTGTATGTCAAATTGTGATGGTGGAATTAATAGAAGTCCTGAACTACCAGCATCAATTTCTGGTGCTTGATGGAAACGGAATCTTTCAATGATGTTTTGAACTTCTAGTGCTTCTCTCTCATCACGAGGATAAAACATAAACTCATAAGAAAAAGAACGGAATGAAGGAGACTTATAGATCATCTCTAACATTGGATTGTTGACTCCACCAAGTGCCAAAAATGCTCCTGCTGTTGCCGCACCCTGACCAACAACTTTGCCTGCTGCTTCTTGTATTTTTTGAGCAGCAGCAATAAGGGCGGTGTCACCAATCTTGTTTGCCATACTGCCTTCATTTTTGCTGTCAACGAGTGATTTGCCAGCACCCATTGCTTTACCACCTATCTCATTTCCAAGTTGTAACTCATCGTATCCCTGTGAATGCTCAAAACTTAAAGTGTCTGGCATATACAATACAATAGAGTCGGTTGTTTCAACTGTTGTTTGTAATAGCGACTTGTTTTCAATATCTTTAACACTACTTACATATTGATCTGAACTGAAAGATTGTTTTGATACACTTGCAGATGAGGTACCAAATGATGTTGATATTTCTTTACCAAATAGGGTTTTACCTTTGGTAAAACTGTTTACAGCAGAATCAATTTTACTATTAATCTGGGATGCAAAACTTGTGCTTGGTTTGGAAGCACCTTTATAATTCCTAAGAGTCTCTTCTTCTGGGCTTCTCTGTATACCTTCAAACTGAGAATTTTTTTGTTTGAAAATATGAAAAATCATGTAATGGCCTTTATCATAATTTCCAACATCCAAAGGATATCTAAGTGTGTTTGACGTGCCCCCTTCTTTGCCTGTAAATAGGGCTCCTAAAGGTCCTTGTCTATTTTCTTCTTGGGAAATAGTGATATCAGATAAACCGAAAAATGCCATGATTGTCCTAATTAGGTTGACTAGATAGTATTTATGTCATATTCAGGTAAATTTAAGCCCAAAAACCCACAGAAATACAAAGGTGATCCGACAAATATCATCTATCGGTCGTCATGGGAAGTCAAAGTGATGAAATATTTAGATGATCATCCAGACGTTATTTGGTGGGGTTCCGAAGAACTGGTCATACCATACTGGAGTCCAGTGGACAATAAGAAGCATCGATACTTTCCAGACTTTGTGGCCAAGATTCGACAGAAAAACGGTGTAATCAAAACGTTTGTCATTGAGGTCAAACCTGAGGCGCAGACTAAACCACCCACACAAAAACGTAAGACTAAACGTTACATTCAAGAGGCCGCAACCTATGTGGTCAATCAATCCAAGTGGAAAGCAGCAACGGAATTCTGCAAAGACCACGGATGGGAATTTCAAGTCATCACAGAAAAACATCTAGGCATCTAAGATAAATACTAGATGGCTACCAAAACACTTATAGATCGCATCAAAGATTCTCTGGCAAAGCAGGGTTTCGAACCACGTTCCCGTGAAGCACGTAACTGGTTAAAAGCAAAGACTGGCGCATTGAAACCTACCAAAGGTGATCTGATGCGTGACAGACAAAGACTCAGAGAAAAATCTATAATTGGTAGAATGTACTTTTACTTTTATGATCCGAAAACGAAGGATACGTTGCCATATTACGATAAGTTCCCATTGGTTATACCAATAGAACGATACCCAGACGGTTTTTTAGGACTTAACTTACATTATATAAGTCCAAAGCAGCGTGTGCTTCTTTTAGATAAGTTGAGTACATTACTCACTGACCATAACTATGATGAGAAAACAAGACTCAGAATCAGTTATGACTACCTAGCAAAAGCATCGAAAATGTACCAGGCAAAACCTTGTATCAAAAGGTATTTGTACAGCCATGTTCAGTCTAGGTTTTTAGAAATCACAGCAGATGAATGGGACATCGCCGTCATGTTACCTGTCGAGTCATTTGCCAAAGCAAAGAAAAACAAAGTATGGTCAGAATCAGAGGATAAATTCTAATGTCGTTTTCACCCAATCTATTTCTATCAAACATCAATGGCAAAGGTGGACCCGCTCGTTCATGCCGATTTGAAGTTGTGTTGCCTATACCACCATACATCGGTCAAGCAATAGGAAATTCATTTTTGGAAAAGGTATTGAACTTTCCAAATTCTGTTTTTTCTGATGTGTCTGATGCAATCAATAATGCTATGGGCAGTGAATCGGATGGAATGAAATCTTCTAATCCGTCGGTGTCACGTTATCTGGCCTTGCAATGTGAAGCAGCAGAACTTCCTGGCCGTACATTAGAAACCGCAGACGCAAGAGTATATGGTCCGTCATTTAAAATACCATACCGTATGCAGTATGCTGAAACTACATTAACATTCATTTGTACGAATGACTTCTACGAGCGTAAGTTGTTTGAACGTTGGATGGATGCTATCATTCCTTCAGATACGAACAATCCACGTTTTCCAAAAAGTCAAGTGTCAAGATACTTGACCGACATTCGTATTATACAATATGACGATATCGTTCGTCAAATTTATGCAGTAGATTTAATTGATGCATTTCCAACTGGCATTTCACCACAAGCATTAAGTTGGGGTGATGACGCATTCCACAGACTATCTGTACAGTTTAGTTACCAGAAATATCGTTCTATCTTTGAAGGTAGATACGATATTGGCCAAACACTCACTTCGTTGGGTGGCAGCGCAGCAACAAGATTATTATCATTCTAATTGAGAGGAAATTATGTTACCAAAACTTGATGTACCAATTTATACTATCAAACTCATTTCTAATGGACAAGATGTTCGCATTCGTCCATTTCTAGTAAAAGAACAAAAGTTGTTTCTGATGGCAGCAGAGTCGGAAGATCCAAAAGAAACAATCAATACCATTCGTCAAGTGTTGAAGAACTGTGTAATCGATGAAATCGACATTGACAATCTACCTACATTCGATCTTGAGTTTTTGTTTATGAACCTTCGTGCTCGATCGGTAGAAGAAGTTGTGGAACTGAAGTATAAGTGCAACAATGATATTACCGACGATAAAGGTGAAACAAAGAAATGTGCTGGTTCGGTAGACTTCAATTTGAATCTGTTGGAAATTGAACCTACCAAACATGACGACCATGCGACCAAGTTTATGTTGAACGAAAAGATTGGTATCTGTCTAAAGTATCCTACCTTTGAGATGATTCAGAACTATGAAAGCATGGACGAGAATCAGATTCTAGTAAACGTGCTGATTGATTGTATTGATTATCTGTATGATGATGAACAAGTATATTATGCCAAAGATACACCAAAAGAAGAGTTGATGGAATTTATCGACTCTATGCAACAGAAAGACCTGGAAAAAATTAAAAAATTCTTTGATACAATGCCTGAAATCAAAAAAGATGTTCACTTTAAATGCGGTAAATGTGGATATGAGGAAGACATTACCATCAGAGGCCTACAAAATTTTTTCGCTTAATATTTCGTCATGAATCACTAGGGAATTACTATCAGACAAACTTTGCGATGATGCAACATCACAAATACAGTTTGACTGAACTTGAAAATATGATACCTTGGGAAAGAAGCATTTACGTTTCGTTATTAGTGAAGTACCTTGAAGAGGAAAAAGAACGCATCAACCAACAAAAACAAAGTAGAAGGTAATGGCAAAAAAGAATTTAGAAGAACTAGCCAAAAGTCTAGGTTATAAAAATTTTGATAAAATGAAAGAGTCTGTTGGCAATAAAGACGCAGGCTTTTCATTCATGTCATTGTTCGGAGGTAAAAAAAGCAAAGAAACTTCTCCATCAAAAGCAGGAACTGAAACTGAAGCCACTGGTGGAATAAGTGAAGATGTTCTACCGTTTCTAAATGTAATTGCTAAGAACTCTATTGTTCTACCTGGCATGGCACGTGATATGAATGTGCTGCGTCAAAATATTTCCAAACTGGTTAATCTGAAGGGTAAAGAGAGTAAAGTAAAAGCAGAAGGTAAAGCAGATAAATTCTTTCAAACGGAAGAAGCCCGTGAAGCAAAACTAGAAGAAGAAAGAAAAAAGAACGCTCCAGTAAAAGAAGGTAAAGATAAAAAAGAACCGAAAGAAGAAAAGAAAGAGGGTGGTGGACTTCTTTCTGGTTTGATGGACATGTTGAATCCTATAAACCTATTAAAAGGTTTGTTCATGGGAATTGTTGGTGCATTTGGTGCTCTGTTTAGTGGTGGTTCTATCTTTGCGATACTGAGTAAGATATTTGTACCTGCTATGATCATTGGTGGTCTAATCAATGGCATCATGGATGGTATCAACACATGGAAAGAAACAGGTAGTATCACAGATTCTCTAATATCTGCTGTAGGTGGTTTCTTACAGTTTATTACATTTGGTTTATTCAATGAAAGTGATTTACGCAAGGGGATGGATACAGCATTAACATATCTTAATCCTTTGATGCTAAGTGTTACTCAGTTCTTTGATGATGTTGTTGGCTGGATAAAAAACAATGTTGGATGGCCAGGCACTCCACCATTTAAAATTCCTTTTAAGAAATTAACATCATACGATATATCAATTGGTGGTAAAGGATTTAAGGGTAATATTTTAGATGATGTTACTATACCTGGAACTCCTGCATGGTATCCATTTAAAAGTAATCCATCAAGTGGAGCAAAAGAAAGTTATACATCAAGTGCGACAACTGCTCTAAAAGAGAATCAAGCAAAACTTGATAGTGGTCAAGGTGTATTCTACGATAAAGAACGTGAAGCAAAAGATAAACAGAAACAAAAAGAAAAAGAAGCAGGAACTACACCAGAAGCGGCAGGTAAATTAGCAGAAAAAGTTGGAACATCACCAACAAAAGAAGATCCTTATAGTGCTAAGAATGCCGAGAAAGATCAGAAAGGCGCAGTTGGTTTTCTAAAAACAAAACTTGGCATCAGTGTTGATCCTAATTCGTCAACAGGTTTTATTGATGATAAAACGGGCGAACAACTATCTGAAGATGCTGTTCGTCAAGAAGTTAATGCTGTTGGCGGTGATGCCAATAAAATTATTGATGCGGCAAAAGGAAAGAAAACATCAGAGATTGCACCAATGCCTACCGCAGCACCAGCAGCATCGATAGGAGGTGGTAGTATTTCTGGTGGTGAAAGCATGGGTGGTGGAGGTGGTGCAGTATCACCAAGTCCTTCACCCGAATCCTCACCAGCGGTTTCAGGTTCAGCATTATCGACAGCATCCTCTGAAGTAGCAGAAGGACAACGTATGGACTCTGCGGCAGATGCCGGAACAGTAATAAATGCACCAATGACAAACAATCAATCTGGTGCAACAGGTAAAGAACCAGAAAATATTGCCAGCGTTTACAACAATAGTTTTATCAACAATTACATGACGGCTTAAAATGTTATCCAGCGTTTTGGGCCTAACAATCAAAAAGAAAGTCCTAAATGAGGACTCTTCTAAAAAAGTAACTCCTGCATACAAGTCACTTAAAAAAGCAGCGATCAATTATACCGAGTTAGCAAAAGCGGCAAATGATCTGAATATCGTTCGACAAAACATAGTTAAATTGGTTGGTTTATATGGTGTAAAATCTACCGACAAAGAAGATATGCATTTGTTGAAAGATGATGAAGTAGAGAAGAAATTTAAAGTACAACAGGATAAAGAAGTTGCTGCTAGAACTCCACCTTCGGAAGATGATCCAAAAAGTTCCAAAGGTGTTAAGTTTAAACAAATCAAAGAGAATGCCAAAAAGTTAGCGACACAAGTAAAGAATAAAGCAAAAGATTTATTCAAGTCGTTAATGGATAATATAAAGAAGATTGCAAAAACTTTGGTTAATAAAGTAAAAGACTTTGCGAAGAATGCTTGGAAATATCTTACCGAACTGTCAGATAAGATTGTTGGTGATAAGATAAAAGAGTTGGAGAAAAAAGAAGCAACTAAGATTGCCAAACAAGCAGCAAAGAAAGCAGGTAAAGCGGCAGCAAAAATTGCAGCACGAACTGCGGCAGTTGCTTCTGGTCCATTAGGTTGGGTCGTATTGATTGTTTGGACATTATGGGATGGTCTGACAGACGCATGGGAAAAATGGAAAGAAACTGGCGACTGGTATGAAACGCTAAAAGCAGGTATTGCTGGTCTAGTTGATTCATTAACGTTCGGTCTTTTTGACAAAGAGACTGCCGCTAAAGTGATTGATGGTACAGTCAATTTCCTCAAAGACATTCCAAAAAATATAGACAAGTTTATATCCGATGCTTCAAAAGCAATCGATGATATAGTTTCGGGTTTAGTTCAAAAGATATCGGAGATGAATCCTTTGAAACCTAAACCTTTAACTGAAGCAGAACTTGCTAAGATGGTAGAAGATAGAGATAAGCAAGATGCTGCGGCCGAAGAAAAAAGAAAACAAAACGAAGAAATAGCCGCAAATCTGGCCAAAGCACAAGCATTGATTGCACAGAAAACACAAGAACGAGATGCATTGATCGATGAGATTGCTGCACTCGAACTTGATGCATATGGTAAAAAGACTGAACAAACTGAACAAGCGATAAAGAAAAAAGAAGAACTTCGTAAGACTGAACAAACTCTTTCTAAAGCAATCGAAAAAGAAGGCAACCTAAGAAAAGAAGCAGCAAAGCCAACACCAGCACCAGCGCCTGCTCCAACTAAACCAACAGCAGAAGGTCCTAAAGGTATGGTTGGTTTAATCATCACTGCGATGAATGAACTAGGTATAACAAATAAGTTTACCAAGATTGCTTTGCTTGCCAATATCCAAAAAGAATCTAACTTTGTTCCAATAAATGAAAATCTAAACTATACGTCAGTTGAACGCATACAAAAAGTATTTCCTGGTGCAGTTAAGAAGTCTGGATATGGTCCGAAAGAACTGGAAAAATTTGTCAAAAATCCAGAAGCATTAGCAGAGTTTGTTTATGGTAAAAATTCTCTACGTGGTCCAAGTATGGGCAACAAAGAAGATGGTGATGGATTTAAGTATCGAGGTCGTGGATTCATTCAAATTACAGGTAAAAATAACTACGATGCTTTTGGTAAAATTATTGGTGAAAATCTAATTCAGAATCCAGACAAAGCAAATGATCCTTTCATTGCTGCTAAGATGGCAGCAGCATTTATTATAAAAGGTCTTGGTAAAAAACTCAATACGTTTACGACACAACAAGAAGCAAATCGTGCGGTAACTCAAACGATTGGTGGCGCTGGACTGAATTTGGATAAAGGTATTGGTGCTGAGATTCTTGCCAAAGTAGACAAGTATTCAAAAGGATTTGAGAATGTTGATTTAGGTAGTACAAGTAAAGAAGTATCACAAGGTCAACGAGAACAAATGAAACCAACAGACACCAATGTTGTAAACGTTGCTCAGACCAATAATACAAAAGTGAGTGATACTAAAGTTGCTGCTGTAGACAAAAAAACTAATGGTAATGACACATTGTTGGCAAGGGCAACATAATGTCCAATAAAGATCAAATAAAACAAGACGAAAAAAAACAAGATCAAAAGAAAGAAAAATCTTTTTTTGGTAATTTGTTCAAGAAAAAAACTGATGGTGGTGATCAAAAGCCAACATTAGAAGGTGTTGCATCACTCAAAATATTTGCAAAGAATACCATTATTTTCCGCAGAATGAGTCGTGAACTCAAACTGATTAATAAAGGATTTACTAAATTTGCTAAACTTGAAGGCGTAAAGGTAGTAACTAAACCAAGCACAGCATCCAGACTTGCCAATCTATTCAAACAAAACGAAGTAGATAAAGAACTAAAAAAAACAAAGAAGGTAGATGGAAAAAAAGAAAAGAAGAAAAAGAAAAAAGGCTTCTTCAGAAATATCTTAGATAATATTATAGATGGATTAATAGCAACAATTGCTGCAATTGGTTTGGCGTTATTCATGAACAAAGATGCTATTCTAAGCATCATTGAAAGTCTTGGTGGTATCGAAGGTATTATCTCAATGGGTATTGAAGCATTCAAAACTGCTTTCAATGATTTCTTTGGTTCTACTGATTGGGGTAAAGCATTCGTAGAGGAAGCGTCCAAGTTAATCGAATTCCTATCGTTTGGTTTAATTACCAAAGATGATGCAGCAAAAGCACTGAATGTTATTGGTGATTTTATATCTCCTGTGACAAGCAGAATCGGAATATTTCTAAGTGGTATTGGTAATTGGATTGCAGATAAACTAAAAGGATTCGGTCGGTCATTAGATCAGAATGTTTTAGGCATTCAACCATCAACTACAAGTCCAGGTGAAAAAGAAAAACCAGTTGACCCATATGCTGGTGCTGTAGAACAATTAAATGTCCTTGATGCCGACATTGAAGAACTTACATGGAAAAGAAATAAACTAAAAGAACTAATTGCTAAAAGAGAAGAGCAAAAAAAAGGTGGCAAAAAAGTTGAAGCAATTGTGCCACCACCGCCACCGCCACCATCAAAGTATCGTTCTAAGAAATCAGTTTTTGCACCAACAGAGCAGCCTACACAAGTTGCTACAGGACCATCATCGGCGGCAGGTGGTGGTGGCGGTGCTACTCCTGTTATATCAGGAACGGAAAAACCTAAAGGCACTTTAGATAGTATTACAAAGAAAGCGGATTCTGGTGTAGACACTTCTAGTTTTAATCCTGCATTCCAAAGCCGTGTTGAAACGATGGCAACAACATTTAAACAAGAAACTGGTAAAATGCTTTTGATCACTTCTGGTTATCGTTCAAATGAAAAGCAAAAACAATTATATGATGCAGACCTAGCAAAGAATAATGGTAGACCTAGTGGTAAAGTAGCACAACCTATGCCACCATTGGGTTCAGGTGCAGGTAGTGTTCATATTAAAGGTCTTGGTATTGATGTTAATAGCAAAGAACCTGAGGGATTAAATGTTCTTGCTGGACCTAGAGATAAACCTACTGGTTGGTTAGAAAAGTTTGGATTGATTCGTAATGTCAAAGGCGAAGATTGGCACGTTACTATTGCAGGTGCACCACCAACACCTGATGATGCCACGGTAACATCTAAGTCTGGTGCTACAGTTGATCCCGCTACAGGTCAATCAAAAGGCGAAGGATTGAATGTCGGTAAGTCATCAACTGAACTTGCAGTCGAACAACGTAATCAATCTAAACCAAAAAATCCTACAGTCATCAATGCTGGTGTTACAAACAACACAGTGGTCGAATCAACACAATTAAGAAAAGCAGTACCAGCATAAAAAATGCCACCCGAAGGTGGCATCCGCAGTTGACTAAGATAAAGGAGGTTTTAATCTTCTGCTAGAGACTTGAAATAGTCTAATTCATCATCTAAATCTGGCGACATTGTTGTCATAGCAGGTGTGATATCTTCTGCCTTAGTCTTTACTGGTGCAACACCATCAAGACCTAAAACTTTATCCAACTTTGCCTTCAGTGCATCATAAGACTTGAATTGTTTCGGATCAAGGAACTCTTTGAGTGAATATTCTTTTTTCCAAATTGCTTCAAGTGCAGCATCATCACCATCAACTTGTGAAGGAGAATCAAACTCAGACTTGTCATAGTTGCGATAACCTTCAACTTGACGAATCTTGATTTTGAAGTTGGCACCTTCCCAGAAGTCAAAAGGATTCAACGGTGTCTCATCTGCAAATTCCGGATTCATTGCTTCAGAGATTTTGTCAAAGATTTTCTTACCGTATTTGTACAGTTTGATTTGACCTTCGTTCTCTGGATGCTTAGGATCAGAAACAACAAGAATGTTTGAAATATAAGTCAAACGGCGTTTCTGTTTACGTGCGATTTCTTTGTTTGCTTCAATGCCTGAGTTCCATAGAATAGAATTGTATTCTGATACTGGATCTTTTTGGTTGAGTGTAGTCAAAGAGTTTTCGATATACCAACCACCTGGGCCTTGAAATCCATGATTGAATACACGAACCCATGGAAGCGCATCATCACCATCTGCTGCTGGTGCTGGCAGAAAACGAATCACTGCCATACCGTTACCTGCTTTGTCTACTTCGGGTTGCCAGAAACGTGTGTCATCTTTTGAACCTGCCTCTGCATTTGAAGATGGTGTTTCCATTGCTTTTTTGAGCGAATCGAAGGCGTTACGATTGCGCTTGAGTGCTGAAAAATCAGACATATATTACCTCGTATAAGTTAGTTGTTTAAAGTATGTGCATCTTGTTCACATGATTCATTATATACTTTTATATATGTATCGTCAAGAACCGATTGAACAATTTTTATCGTTTTTGCCGTATCAGTGTGAAGTATTCCAATTCCACCTGCCATATTAAAATCGTCGATAACATCTTGTGTATCATCGATAAGGATAATATCAGGTTTAGCATAGTCTGCCTTCAATGCACGACCAGGTACGATATTGGCAGGAAAATCAATGTAATGTTTTTTCAACCAAACCTTCTTTTGCTTCTTTACTGCTTCATGATGATTTCTACCACCAGATGATGATAGAATCTCAATCGGTATATCTAATGTCAGAACATACTTCAATAGTTCTTTACCACCAGGATACCAATCGAGTGTCTCAAAATTATTACCGTCTACAAACTCATCCCATTTGAAGTCACGTTTCTCACCTCTTTCACGACTAGGACTCGGTGCGACTTTCCATAATTCTTCATATCGTTTAGTAAAGTCAGACAGAACACCGTCCATGTCAAGGTAAAGTTTCTGTATTTTCATGTAGTGCTTTCTTCAGGATTAGTTTGTATTTGGTTGGATCAAATTGTATAAACGGTGTATATTTCTTTATCTTTAAACTTGTATTTGGATAGTGAATCGTATCTTCAATCTTCTTATCCCACATAGGTAAAAAGTTTAACAGTGAATTCAATATGCATACAGTTTCAATTGATACTTCACCATATAATAACTTAGACAACAATAAAGGATATGGACTCTCATCCCGCATCATTAACAAATCATTTGGGTTTCCATATGTCATCAATGATTGAATCTCATTGGTGAAAGTATATGATAGCGATTGAATCACTTTCTGTCTTGCCCGATAATGAACGTCACAATCATCTGTCAGTAAATGTCCAATCCATACATCAGAACTATGCACAAGATTAGCAACAAGAAAATCTCTAGCCTGCTCATCATTAGAAAATCTCCGACTTAGTTTGTAATAAAACCATTTATCTTTCTTGTTCTCAAACGCATCTATACTTGTTCTCGATTTACCACCATACTTAAAGTAGTCATACGATTCTTGAGTAAAATGCAGTTTGAGAGAAGAAAATAAACAGAATGCTTCATATCCAGTCATACAGGTAATCGACCACTTTTCGTTTTCAATAAATTCAATCTTTCGGCTTGTTCTTGTATTCTCGATTTAAGGTTTGGAGTGATAAGTGATGCTGCTACTTCCATCTCCAAACCTGTCTCTTTACAATGCTCAACAATTGCCTCAAGATAAGTGTAATCTGTTTTTGCCACTAAAGATTCAATCTCTAGTGTGAACTTCATCATCTCATCTTTAGTTGGCATTATTTTTGATAATCCTTTGAACGTGGTGACCAATCATTTTTAGGATCGCCAAATGTAACCTTTGCGCCACCAAGTGTTCCTGGTGCATCCATTTTCCATGATGAAAGATCAGCAACAGTCAATGATTGAATTTGATCAGATGATAAAGTCCATGATTGAATTTGTTGTGTAGTCAATGGTGACATGGTTGGAAATTGATTCACAGGCGCCGTGTATTTGTCTTTGTATGCATAAGTTTTGTTTGTAGTCAAATCAGTTACAGTCAAAGGTGCTAAATCGGCAGTAGTTAATGCAGCAATACTTGCAGTTGTCAAACCACCAAATGGCCATCCATTGTTAGGCAAATGATCCATTGAGAATTTATCTTGTGTTGGATTTTGTATTGCTTTTTGATATTCATACCGATCCGTCCAATTTTCTACTAACGGCTCATCTTCATAACTACCTTCATCAATACCTAATTCACCAATCTGTCCTTCAATATCATGACCAGATGCAATCAGAAAGTTTTTGATCTCAGCAAAGATAATATCTAAATCATAATCTGGTTCTGCACGAAATGATACGTTTACATGCTTACCATCTTCAGTGTGAAAGTTAAAACTATAATTGCTACGCTCATCATTATAATGACCTAGTGTATTCATAATATATCTCCTAATAATTAAAATTTACGACCGCTTGCTGCGGCATGTGCTATACAAATTGTGTCATAATCACGGACATACGAACACCGTACAGTCAGTGGATCAATACCTTTAGCAATTGCATTTTCAATGTTTGCTGCCATTAGTTTACGGTCATTCATTGAATAGTAGCATACTGCTGTAATAGTTGTAAGGATAACGAATGTAATTGCCAAAACAACTAAATCGGTCGATCCTTTTCGTTTCACTTCTTCCATAATCACCTTCTCCTTTTTGCTTGATAAAATCATACTCTTCCTTGTTTAACCCTGTTGTAAAAAATGTGTCTGCCAATATAAGCAGTTCTTCTCATATTATTCCAAGTAGGTTTCACATAGTCTGCATGAAAAAATAATGCGCCTTTAGTTGGGTCATCAAATTCATTCGTGTACAAATAAAATCTCAATGCTAAGTCAGTAATATCATTATACAACGGATTGCTACTTAATGTCAAGAGTCTTTTACGTGCCGCTGCTTCACAATACCACGAAAACTGACATACATTACCTGCTTTCTGTTTTACCACTCCACAATAACTTGTTGGGTAATTACCATTCATCATTCTATTGTGTGTGACAAATGCCACGCCGAGTTGTCCTTGTTTGGGTTCTTGCCCTGCTTCAAAGAACATGTTTTGTGCCAAACATTCAACTTCTTGTCTGGCCTCTTTTGTTAGGTCTTGCAGTTCAACATTCATTTTAGTCGGCACAACAACCTGCGCCATAGAATGACTAAAGAATAAAATGAAACTTGCAAATGCGGCACAAAGTGCCAGTGTTAGAAAACGCATAATTTCTCCTTGTTAGTTAGAGAGGTGCCTAAGCACCTCCGGTCCCAATCAGGTAGATGATTTTGATTTTGGTTTATCTACTGAAATATTTGAAACGAATCCATTCAAGACTTGCGCCTTAGATATGATTTCATTCTCTGTGGGATATGGTGGGAAACCTGGATGATCTGGTATGGTTCCACCATTAAGTTTTGCAGATTCGACTTTTGTTGCCCAGTCGTTACTGATTGATTCACGCTTACCGTAATACTCATCGGATAGCATGTCTTTCGCCATTTTTAATAGTTCAAGGCGAATCTCGAACGGTGTCAAGTTGCTCATAGTTACTCCTGTGTTGTGTGTGTTTACTGGCGGGTTGTGTGTGATGCCAGTATCTTTATTTAGTTACTTTTTTCTTGCGGGATAATAACCATTCTTTAATTAATCGTTTTTGACGCTTATCTTCCCATGTGTCAATATTTCGATCTTTTTTTCGACCACCACCCTTAAAGAATTTATTATTACCATAAGGGTCAATATAATCTGATCCTGTAGAATATATCTCTGGAGATTTTGGAAATGTTTTTTTAACCATAATTAATCCCACAGTCCTCTGTAATATCGGCCAAACAGACGGAATCCATTGTCCATGCGGTCATACACTTTGCGTAAACCCTCATAGTCTAATTTATAGGTATGATTAGGTCCATGTTCCGTACTGTATAGTTTTGGTTTACCATTCTCATCCCATTCACATGGAACATGTTTAATATCAAGTTCACCTGAATGGTATGCTTCTTCCCACGTATCGTCAACAAGATGTTCGAAAGCAAAAATCATTTCATTAAGAACCCATTCCCAACGACGATGTGTCAACTCCCATGAGTCTTTTCCATACTCTTCTGGATTATCAAGATCAAGTGTATATTGTGATGACGCATCTTCATAACCAACCATACGTAGTTCTTCTGGTACATCTTCAAGATCAACAAGAGGTGAACCGTGTTTGGTATCACGCAGTTGCTTCAACATCGGTAGAATGATATCTGCTAATGTGTGATCCATTGACCATGTATCATAATGATCAATCTTAACATAACTGATTCGTGGATGCACAAAATCAAGAAACTTTTGCCATGCTACACAAAATGGATTGAGGAAGTCGGAAAGTTTTTTGATGATTGGTTCATCATAATCAATCTCACGCCAAAAGAAAATCTTCTCCAATATAACATAAGGAGAAAGCCAATGACTACGATAATTTGATTTGTATATTTTCATAGTATAAAATTAGGTGGGAGTGATTGGTTAATAAGGACACTCCCGAAACCCCAAGTGAGTTACGCTGCTAGGCGATCTTCACCGTAGAATGCATCGTTTGCATTTATAGTTTTGCTTGATTTACAGTCATCGCCTACTGTGTTGCCTTCTCTACTATCTCACCCTGTCGAAACCTTGTCATCCCCATCAAGAAGAAACTTTGTTAGAAAGCAGGGTCATCAATTTTCCAATATGTTCGTAAAGATTTTTGATTTGTTCATCTTTACGGTCAATTGTTTCCTGAAGATATTTTATCAGGGTTTCTTGGTCTTTGATTTCCGTGGGTTTCATATTAAATTCCTTTTTGGTGGAGATGGAGGGAATCGAACCCTCGTCCAGAATGCCTTCGCTTTGAAGGAATTACAACAATTCTATCTTATGTAATTGCCAGTGACAACCACATAAATGAACAAACACCAACCAAATCGTAATGCTATATCAAACCATCTTTCGAAATGATCGAGGAGTGTTTTATTTTCTTTCTTTGGTTCTATCATCATTTCAATTTTCCTTCCAATTCACTTAAACGATTCATACCAGTTTGTTCCAATTCATAGTCATGAAGTTTTTCAATTGGATCTTCAATGACTTTAAAATTCAGTTTATCAAACTCTTTATGAAACTCGTTTCTCCTTTCGGCATCCCAACCCATACACTGAAAGAATCCACTTTTTGGATGAGCAGAAACATTTTTATCATAGTAGTCCATGTATCTTGCACGATACTTAGACAATTCTGAAAATAACAAAGAACTCTTATGATTTTTCTTTATCTCGTCAATCAATTCTTTCAAGTATTCTTCCAAGTAACTCATTATATAATATTCCTTTACTTATATGCTGTAAAAGTCTGATTCGCACCAAGTCTTGTTCTACCTTTACCTTTATCTTCACCAGGTTTTACTTTGACATTGTAATGCACTTTACCTTGATTTTCAACTTTGCCTGATTTAGCAGAAGCATCAAGATGGTGCCAACTACCCTCATGTGAACTGTGGTGAACGGCCAGAATAGATTCTTGCTTATGTTTATTACCAACATTTTTTAAAGCATGAACCATTTTATTGTGGCCTTCTTTACCTTTTTCAGAAGCATGGACTAAGTATGATCCTTCATGACTCACCTCATGCTCACCACCATACTGATATTCACCCTTATGTGGTCCAGACCAACCGCCAATATGTCCAGATTTATGAGCATGATCTAAGTCTTTCTGCATCTCTGCATGTGCTGCCTTTTTCTTCTCTGGAGTATCCGTATGAGGACCTTCAGGAGATACTGCGCCGATACTATGCCCAGAAGCCAAGTGTTTATTTACTTTTTGTTGAAGTGGATTGCCTTCTACAATGTACTGTTTTAATGATAGCATGATGCCTCCTTTAGGCATATTTATCAATGTACTGCATCAGAGGTTTCTGGTAATCATGAATCTGACGTTCAAATATCTGTGGTGAACCCTCTTCAGTTGCAATCAATACTACTATATCATCAATCCACATGCCTGTCAACTCTGAAAACATCAAAGCATATGCTGTACACTGCATAAAGTAGTTCTGAATATTTTCCTCTTCTTTTTGCTTAGTAGAGGTCTTAAAGTCAATTACCGATAACTTACCATTCCACATACCAATCAAGTCTACTCGGCCAGCAATCTTCAATCTATGTGAATAGAGTGCTTGTTCTTGTGAATAAACGTCACCCAAATTCTCATCAATTATGGGTTTGATTTTGAAAAACAGTTCCTTCAAATCTGGCATCAACATCTGCATCTTCAATTCAGATATTTCGTTATTGATATAGTCCTCACATATTTTATGAACTTTGGTACCACGCCGTGCTGCTTTACTTGATATCTTATTTGCTTCCTCTGCACCAACACGTTCACGCCACTCCATGATTGCTTGTTTATTGTGATTACCAAGAACCGTAGTGATAGACTTATACCTTTCTCCTGTTGGAGTGGCATAGAGTCTACCACTGTCGGTTGTTTCTGCTTTTAAGTCAAAGTCAAGTGACGGAAGTCTTACATGATTAAATGGCATCTAAGTTATATAATGGTTTCTACTGTGGTGTGGATAATTTTGTCGGATAAACTTCTTTTCGTTCTTTGCAGTTATGTTGTCTTTTTCCATGTTGTCAATTTCATTTGACATTTCTCGTTCTAGTTCTTTGGTAATATAATCATTTAGAATTGCTACTTTCTTCTGCAATGAACGTTTTGCCATGTGTGCTCCTCTACAAGGTTCACATAATATAATTAGTACCCAAATTTTCCGATATGTTTATTAACTAAATTTTGTGTTTTGATTTCTTTCATAGACTTCCGACCATGAGCATTGGCGACTGCCGATGTCTTATGGTTTTCAGCAACTTTAGATAGAACTTCTTTGAAACCGTCTGGTACTTTACCAGTGATTGATACACCAGAAACCGTTGATGTGGCTCCTAGCATTTGTTGAATATGCGGATTTTCTTTGAGATATTCTTCACGTGCGGAAATGGACATGAACTTCTCAAACTCTTCACCTGTTTCTTTATTTACAAAGTCATATGTTGGCATAATTTTATTTAGTGATATACCATTCTGGAACGTCACGTTTCTTCCAGTTGGCAAGGTGTGTCTTATTGTTTATATAGTAGTTCCGATAAGACGCCAGCGAATCCAATTCATATCGATCTGTGCGAACTTCACGAAGCACCTTAACATCGTCGGGCATAGCAGGTGTCGGTTCAGTAAATGGACCATCAGGTATGTTTGTAGGAAACTGATTTTTCAACGCCTGCATCAGACCATCACGTTCCACTTTATGAACTTTATCGTACCGATGTGTATATTCTTTGCAGCATTCTTCCAGTAACTCTGCCAACCACATGTAGTTTTGTGCAGATTGTCTTACCCATACAGCAGACGGATGGTTAACGTGAGTAGCAGAGTACAAAGTGGTATCACGGTTATCGGTAAGAACATATACAGTTTTCTTCCGACCAGATGCACTGACGCCAACAGAAAGAACACCGTCAAGAATACGGTGAGCAGTAGAAAGAAGTTGAGCATATTCAAGTATCATTTTGACCACGTGCTTGTCGTTGTGCATTTCGGCACACTTACGAACATCGTGGTCTAGGTAGAAAATATTCATGTTAGAAGCAAAGCAATTTGCAGTTGGCATGACCTTGAGCAGATTGTTTTTGTACCTGCATTTGAGTTAGTTCTTTCAAATGTTGGTACTTCAATTCTTGTTCACGTTTTTCCATCTCACGCTCAAGTTTTGCGATGTGCTCCAGTTGGACTTTGATTAAGTCTGGATTAGTCAGACCTTGTGGATTAGCCACAGGATCTTTCAGTGTAGCAGTAGAACATGCGGTAAGCATACTTAACAATAATAAAGGTATAATCGTTTTCATTTCTGATCCTCATCAGGTGTAAACTTATTCATCACATAAACAAAGGCAATAAATTCAACAGCACCTCTTGCACCAACCACAGCAAGAATCGCCATGAATATTACCAACATGTAAAACTTTTGTCGTTCGGTAAATAATGCACTGTAAAAATTTACAGAGTCAATAGCCTTGACTGAACGATTCTCAAGGGCTTCATACTTCTTTGCAATCCAGTTTGTAAATTTCGACATGATCACCTTTAGAAAATAAAATGGGGCACGTGGATGTCTCCCGACATTCATTGTTATTTAATGATAAGCCTATTGCACCGCTAACGGCCATCACCCCGGAAACTTTTATCATTCAGTGATTTCAACAACCTCTTCATCGGAAGTCACTGGAGCAGCAGGTGCTTTCTTAGCCTTAAGATCGCCAAGGTTTTTGATTGATGCATCGGCGATAGGAACTATGCCGAAACCACGATCTGTAAGATATGGCATCATCTCAGCAACATTGACCAGTTCGTAACCAACTACTTTACGACCATTCTTATGTGCTTTGATAACTGCACCACGATATTTCATATTCAACAACTCAGCACCGATGCGATACATTGCATCATACTGCATTGTTTTTTGGATTTGCTCAAGTGTAACAACACCACCATTGGCAAGAACCATTAGCAAACGTTCCCAACGAACAGGTTTGCCAGCACGTTTGCCAGATGCTGTAGTTTTAATAGCCATAATATAAACTCCTAATTAACAGTAAGAATAACAGTGTAACATACGAGACAGGAATTGTCAAGTATCATAACACCTCGTTTTTGCGACCAAGACTTGCAGGATTCATACCTTCGGTAACATAGACATAATTACCTTTGTGTAATGGAGCCGTACAAGTTGCTACATGATCCACAATCTCACGGTCGCTTGAATCGAGTTTGTGGTAGTCTTTCATAATACCAGTTTTTGTCATAGCACCCTTAACGGTATCTGGAATGCTCTCAGCCCGTACAATGTCACGTGGCACACGGTATGTGAACACGGACTTTTTCTGTGCTTTTACTTTGGTAGGTAAAAACTTAGAACCAGAAGGTAACGGAATAGCATTGATAGACCGCTCGAAATCTTGATGGTCTTGCAATTGTTTTTTAGTTACTTTCTTTTTCTTTGATTTGAAGTATATACGAATCATCATAATATATCCAGTGTATCAGGTAGTGAACCAATTGTCAAGTGGTAATCTTTTGTTTTACCTTGGTAATGTGTTTGCATTTGCTATGATATTTGAAACCAATGCAAGGACAAGAATAATGATCGCCAGATAGTGTTACGATATATTCATCATTCTTAGAACCTTTGACCTTGAACTTACGAATGGTTGTTGTCGAACCAGCAAGTATTTCCAAATTTGTAACATTTGTAAGATTGATAACTGACACAGGAAATTCTTTGTTGCCAGTTTGTAAACAGAACTCATTGGTAGATAACCAACGATAAGGGTTGACCACTACGCCCTCAAACTTGGCAGCGCCAGTGTAATATTGACAATTTACGGATATTGTCGATCCAACGGTAGGCAAATTTGTCATAGTAATACCATTATACGATATTACCTGTCGTTTGTCAAGCGTGTTGTATTTTTACAACATTATCAGAATGTTATTGTACCTGTACTATTGAATTGATATACTCTTGTGGAACCTGTCTCCGAATAATAAACATTTGCACCCGTAATTACAGCATTTGAATTTGCTAATCCTGTGGCAAGAATAACTATACCCGAACCACCACTTCTACCACGGGCACCTGGTCCGTCACCATAGTTACCACCACCACCTCCACCTCCAGTGCTTGTATTACCAGCAGTTGATGTCCATGAAGGACCTTGTCCATCACCACCACCACCTAAACCACCTCGTGAATTTAATCCCGTAACTAAATTACCACCACCGCCACCACCTCCAGCATAATATGTTGATGTACCTATGATAGATGATGTTAAACCATCTCCACCCGATCTTGATGGTGCAGCATTTTTAGTTCCTGCGCTACCAGCACCACCACCACCACCAGAAAGATCGTTAGATGATGATTGTCCCACACTACCATTGTTACCCTGACCTGGCGTTCCTGAACCTGCGCCAGCATTTGGGCCACCGCCACCACCGCCGCCAGAACCACCTGCTTTACCCGCACCAACATTATAACCACCACCACCGCCGCCACCAGTAGACCATAATGATGTTGACACATTAAAGAATCCAGAGTTTGAACCATTAGTTCCCGCATATGAACCACCACCGCCAGGAGCAGATGCACCCGCACCAACTTGAATTGTGTATGTGACTCCGCTTGTTATTGGATATGAACTTCCTGTTCTCATACCACCAGCACCGCCACCACCACCAATATCGCCTCCACCAGAACCTCCACCTGCAACGACAAGATAGTTCATCGTTGTTGGTGGTGGAGGTGGGGTTATAGTTATAGAACCTGTTGAATTGAATGTAAATATACGATTTCCACCCGATTCAGAATATAATGCTCCACTAAATGTAGAATTTGCTTCTGATGTGGGATATGAAATAACAACGAAACCTGAACCTCCACTACCACCGCTTGAAGCGTTTGGTCCACCAGTTCCACCGCCGCCACCACCGCCTCTGTTACCAGTAGCATTCGATGCTTGACCGCCACCATCACCTGTTGTTCCAGCAGTAGCACTACCATCACCTGCTGAACCTGCTGATGGAAAAGCACCACTTGCACCACCACCACCTCCGGCAGCATAACTCACTGGTGTACCACTCATTGCTGATGTTAATCCAACACCACCATTACCACCAGATGATGGCGTTCCATTAGCACCTGCTGCACCTGCACCACCACCACCACCACATGTAACGCCAGACCCAGGTTGTACCGAATCACCACCACGATTACCTTGACCTGGTGTTCCTAATGCACCGCCAGTAAGATTAGTTCCAGCACCTCCACCTGAGCCGCCGGACCTTGTTTCAGCAACTGGACCACCTTGTCCTCCTCCTCCACCACCACGTGCAACAATCAGTGAACCTATTGATGAATTAGAACCATTTCCACTTGATGATGATGCGTACACTCCTTTAGAACCACCACCACCAACCGTAACCGTATATAACACATTCTTAGGCACTGAAAGTCCTGTCCCAACTAAGAAACCACCACCACCGCCACCTCCACCACGATCAGAACCTCCGCCACCACCACCAGCAACAACAAGATAGTTTATACTTGTAGTAGGTGCAGAACCACCCGCTAAAAAATTTATTGAGCCAGAACCTATAAAGGAATAAATTCGTTTTCCACCGCCAGTCTCAACGTAACTTACTGTTCCTGTAGTAGTAGATAACTCTAATGTACTGTCGTAAGAAATAACAACAATTCCACTGCCACCTTGACCAGCATATCCAGCCTGATTAATTGGTGAATTTGACCAAGCACCGCCGCCAGCACCACCAGTGCTGTTTGTACCGTTTGCTGCAATACCATTTTGTGAAGAACCTCCATCACCGCCTCCGCCTTTGTTAGCAGCAACAGGAGTGCCTCCACCTAATCCTCCAGAACCTATGTGACCTCCACCACCTGCACCACCAGCATAATAAGTAGATGTTCCAGATATTGCAGATGTGAGAGCAGTACCGCCATTACCACCTGGTCCAGGTGCTGTACTATTTCCAGTATCGGGTCTTGAATCTCCCACACCACCAGCACCACCACCACCAGCAGAATAACGGGTAGTCTGTGCGCTTCCACCATTGTTACCTTGTCCTGGAGTTCCTAAACCACCAACAGCAACGCCAACAGGTCCACCACCAGCACCACCGCCAGAACCGCCTGACATACCAGCACCATAATATCCACCACCACCTCCACCAATTGCAGTGAGTGTTGCGAATGAAGAGTTTGATCCATTAGCACCTGTTGTGGAACCTGGTGCGGGTGTAAGTGGAGGAGATACACCACCAATACCACCAGCGCCTACTGTTACAGTATAAGGTTGTCCTGATGTTACTGGAAATCCTGATCCAGTTAAAAAACCACCCGCACCACCACCGCCTGAAGCAGTTGAGTAATTTCCACCACCACCGCCACCTCCACCACCAATGACAAGATAGTCTACATTAAATGTGGTTCCAGATCTACGAAGTGCTTTTATTAATCCAAATGCTCTAACAGAACCTGAACCTAAAGAAGAAATGATTGGCATATTTTATTTACGTCCATTTAAGAATTACAATTCCGGAACCACCTGCACCACCAGATGCAATTGTTCCTGGTGTTTGTGCCCAACCTGAAGCACCACCTCCACCACCAGTTGCATAACTTCCTGAAGTTCCTTGTGTCGCTGCAACAGGTGTAAGACCAACACCACCAGCACCTCCTCCACCTTGACCACCAGAAGCAATGGGTCCTCCTTCAGCACCACCACCTCCACCTCCAGCATAATAAGTTGATGTGCCAGAAAGAGTAGATGTTAATCCTACACCACCTGCGCCTGCAGCGGCAGCAGAACCATTTGTTCCTGCTGCACCAGCACCTCCACCACCTGCGCCGCCATATGCTGGTGCACCTGCGGGTGCTCCAGTAAATGCACCACCGTTATTACCTTCACCTGGTGTTCCTAAACCCCCTATATATGGACTTGGTGCACCACCCGCTGCACCACCACCAGAACCTCCATTTTGTCCTTGCCCTTTACCCCATGCACCACCGCCACCACCACCTGTTGACCAAACAGCAGGGAATGGTGATGAACTCCATATACCAGAATTGCTTCCGTTTGAACCTATTATTGTTGGCGCAGGTGCAGCCTGAAAACCTCCTGATCCTCCACTTCCAACAACAACTGATAGTGTTGAACCTGGTGTTACAGTTAAAGACGGACTTGTGCGGAAACCTCCAGCACCACCTCCGCCACCATCTCCACCTCCACTGCCTCCACCGCCAGCAACAACAAGATATTGAAGTGATGTTATACCTGTTGGTACTGTGAATGAACCTGTGCCTGTGTATGTTACTAATTTATTTTGTGTAGTAGATATTTTAACGACGACTACGCCTGAACCACCTGCTCCACCATTACCGTCAACTGCTGGACCAGCACCACCACCACCACCGCCGCCACCAGTGTTTGTAGTTCCTGCGGTTCCAGTTGCACCTGTAGGTGAACCACCATTGCCACCAGCACCACCAGAACTTCCTCCACCAGCACCGCCAGCAAATGCTGGACCAGCACCACCACCACCACCGCCAGAATAACTTGTGTTTGAACCTGTGAATGATGAATAAATTGAAAGACCACCAACAGCACCAATTCCTGGACCTGTGCCTGATAATGGATAACCCGATACTCCAGCACCACCAGCACCACCTCCACCAGCACCAGAATATGGACTACCAGGTTGTGCTAAACCTCCATTGTTACCTTGACTCGGAGTGCCTAAACCAGCAGTAGGACCGCCTCCACCACCTGAACCACCACTATTACCTGGAATATTCCATCTACCACCAGCACCACCGCCTCTAGCAACTGCTGTTCCGAACACAGAGTTTGATCCATTCGAACCACCAACTGGTCCAGATGTTGATCCACTACCTCCAGCACCAACAACCACATTCATTGTAGTATTTGATACTATTGATAGTCCAGAACCTAATATTAAACCTCCAGCACCTCCACCACCGCCGCTTGTGCCGCCACCGCCGCCACCACCGCCAGCAACAATCAGATAATCTACTGTAGTAATTCCATCGGGTACTAACCACTGTTGACTGCTTGCAAATGTCCATGTTGTTGTTGGATCAGCATAATAACGAAGAACAACAATTCCTGAACCACCAGCACCACCATTTGACGGATTGACTGATAAAGTACCAGGACTAGCACCGCCACCTCCTCCGCCACTACTTGTATTAGCATCAAATCCATATTGTACTGTGCCACCCGAACTCGGATTAGTGCCTCCGGTACCGC